TTGCCACGCTTAATGCCCTTAACCATTCCCATAAGAATAAAAGATCCCTTTTCTTCAAAGTCTTCTACAGGATTAATAAAAGCGTGATAATGTGACGGAACTGTTTGTGTAAATTCTGGTAGACCTAAATATTCATAAAGATTTTCACGAATCTCATTGTCATTTCTTGGATTATCTGGGAAGGTAGCAGCACCAATAACTCTTAATGCTTCCAACGCTCTGCTGTTGACTCCATTACCTTTTGTAAATGTAAAGGCTTTAACTTCCTCGAAAGACTTAAAAGGTCGTGCCGATATATATCGTTCTGCAATCTTATCAGAGATAAACTTGATCCCCGAGAGTCCAAACCGAATACCTTTGCCCTCAATTTTAAAATCAATATCCGAATCGTTAATGTGAGGTAACTTAATGCTAATCCCCATTCTTTTCGCTTCAATAAGATATTCAGTTCGTGCATCTTTGTCCCTTTCATTTTTTAATAATGAGTACATAAACTCAATTGGATAGTAATACTTTAACCATGCCGTCCAATACGAGAGCGTAGAATAAGCAACCGCATGACTCTTGTTGAACGAATATCCCGCATGCGCTTCAAAGTCATGCCATAAATCACGAGCCTGATTAGGACTAATAAAACGAGAAGCACCTTTAACAAACTGTTCCTGAAACGCATCAAACTCTCTTGCATCTTTCTTCTTACCGATAATCTTACGAACCTTATCAGCCTCAGACCAAGACATCCCTCCTAATTGAACGCAGGCTTGCATAACCTGTTCCTGGTATAGGATACACCCATATGTTTCTTCTGTAAAAGGCTTCATGGTTTGATGCAGGTAATTAACAGCCTGTCTGCCATGTTTTCTCTCAATATAATCTTTACCAATGGTATTCATAGCACCTGGACGAACCAAGGCGTTTGAAGCAGATAACTCTGCAAGATTTTTTACACCCATCTTAATAAGGAGATTTGTGTATGGGGTTGCTTCACACTGAAAGACTCCTTTTGTATATCCTTCAGAAAGCATCTGATAAACCTTTTGATCAGACATATCAATTTTAAGTAAATCAATATTTGTGCCTTCACGTTCTTTAATAATCTTTAGCGTATCATTAATTACGCTTAAGGTTTTAAGACCAAGTGCGTCGATTTTGATGAGACCAATCTTTTCAGCCTCTTCCATGTCAACCGCCACAACTGGTATGCGATCATCGCTGCCAGGAGAATTACGTGTCTCCATCGGTGCGTACCTAAAAATAGGATTTTTACTAGTGACAACACCAGCAGCGTGTATGCCAGTACCTCTAATACGACCACGAAGTTGTTCTCCATATTGTTCCACCTCTGGATATTTTTCTCTAAACCAAGCAGTAGTTTTAGATGAGCAGTACTCATCCCAAGTATCTACCAACTTTAATACCTTGTTTACATCTACTAACGGTATATTTAATGCACGAGCAACATCTCGTACAACACCTTTATCTTTAAACTCTAAGAATGTAGCAATAGATGCAACATGCTTATACTGTTTTACAAGATAATCTTTCACTTCATCACGACGAGAATCTTGAATGTCTGTATCAATATCTGGAAAGTCATTACGTTCTGGATTAATAAAGCGGAAGAACAATAGTCCATGCTCAATAGGATCTATATCCGTAATACCAAGAGTATAACAAAGCAATGAGCCAGCAGATGAACCACGACCTGGACCAACCATAATACCTTCTTTCTTTGCCCATGCAATCATACTTTGCACAACAAGAAAGTAAGGACCAAACCTTTTATCCTTAATAACCTTTAACTCTTCTTCAAGCCTATCTACATACTCTTTGTTATCCGCAAATCCCTTAGCCTTTAATCCTTCATAAGCAAGATCAGATAACTGCTTGTCTGGATTCTTATATTGAACAGGCAGTAGGTTTAAATTATCTTTAATGTCATAATCTTCAATCTTATTCGCAAGGTCAATGGTATTTTCATAAATATCAGTTCTCCAAATTGCCTGCTTTTCCATAGCAGCCTGAATTTCTTCATATGATAATAGATGAATATCAAACTTATTAAATGACATCTGTCTATCTGCACCATAAAGATAATCGAGACGCTTCATTAAGTCCCCCTGCTTTTTGGACTTTTCATATGTGGCATCTTTCTGAATCTTATTTGCATAGGTATTGAGAATAAGTTTAAGTTCTTGGATTTCTCTTTGAGACTGATCAACATGGTGGCAGTCTGGAGTTACGATTGGTTTAATACCAAACTCGTCCGCTAATAATAAAATGTTTCTGTTAATTGATTCATCGTTATGTGGCATAACTTCTAAATAATAGTCATCGCCAAACTCTTCTTTAAACCATTTAATATATTTCTTTGCCATTCCAAGTTCTTCAAGTTCGATAGACTTGGCAATAATTCCACTTGGGCATGCAGAGGAAACTATAATTCCTTCTTTATATTTAGACAATACTTCAAAATCAATACGTGGCTTTTTGTAATAACCTTCTGTCCACGCTATTTCATTTAACTTATTAAGGTTTTCTAAACCTACCTGATTCTTGGCAAGAAGGATAATATGATTATAAACCATATCGAGTGGAGTTGTTCGATCTGCTTTATCTCGCTGATCAAATCTATCTTCACACATGTACCCTTCTATGCCAAGAATCGGCTTTATCCCATTAGATTTAGCAACACGATACATTTCTCTGTGGCCAGAAAGGGAGCCATGGTCAGTAATCGCTATTGCAGGCATACCCAACTTCGTAGCACGGTCAACATATTCGGACGGCAACCCAATACCATCGAATAGTGAAAAGTGAGTATGTAAATGTAATGGAACGTAATTCATCTACTACCAGTCGATATTCGTCGCTGATGTTGTAGATGGAGAATCAAATCCAAGATAGAATGCTTCTTGTTCCGCATAAGGAACACGACGAAGTGCTTTCTCCAATGGATATGGCTCAATGCCTTCCCACTTAAAAGGCTCCTTATCTGGAGCAGAAGGAATCAAAGTGTATGATGTTTCAGTTCCCTGACCATTACGCTTTAACTTCCAAACCACATTTGAGATGCTTCCTGTTTCAAGAGCATACTCACGAATTGTGTTGAATGCAGATTGCTTGCTTACGCCCATTGACCAGATAGCGACATATGGATTTTCTTCCATGCCATCGTCAACAAGTACGTTACAGTAAAAACGAAGACGACCACGCCATCCGCTATTACCCTTTGGATCTTTACGATACATTTCTTCTGCCCAGTCACGGCCTTCTGATTCCAATGTATCTACAGCCTTACGCTTGTAGTCTTTTGGATTAGTGTGCTCTTTAACAACAAGTGCTAGACCACGTCCTTCTGTGTAATGTGCAGAATCTTCATCAAGTTCTTCAATGAAACGAATCTTTACAGATTGTCCATCTGCTAACTTTAGCCAGCGTACCTTCGGTGCGCTTTCATCATTTTTCTTGTCGAGCAGGGCATTAATATTTTTTAGTCCCTTGATAACGCTCATAGTTTTTCTCCTTTGTTCTTTTCTATTTTAGCATAGACAGTATTGATTTGTCAAACTGTAAGTCCAGTTCTTTTATTGACATATCATCCATATCGCCTATATCTTTATATTGTTTATCTATATTTATTACAGTAACCTGAGAGCCTAATCTTTCGATTATCTTATCTTTCATGTTACCGCCTGCTTCATCATTATCAGCAACAATCATTATATCGCTAAAATACTTTTGAAGCAAACCTATTTGTTTTGATGACACATTAGCGCCAAGGGTGGCGACTGCGGGTAGTCCAACCTGATCAAGTCTTATAGCGTCAAATGATGACTCTACAACATAAACACGACTTGCAGTCTTAACACGATTTAAATTAAATAATAATTTTGACTTAGGAAGTCCGTTGGTATTTTTAAATGTTTTACCCTCTACAGATCTTCCAACGAAACCAACGCACAAGCCTTCATGGTTTTGTACAGGAATAGTTACCATATCTTGGTTCTCAGAATATCCAAGTTTAAACTTCTTTATAGAGTCCTGAGTTATTTTTCTTCCATTAAAATATTGAATTGCTCTGTCACTTTTTAATGCCTGCTCATATAGTTTATTTACTATAGCCATATCTAATTCTGGCCATTCTTCTTTTTCAACTAACTTAGAAGAAATATCAGAAACAATATCTGTTTCTACTTCTTTACTTTTAATAAATCTAACAGCCTCAAAATATGTTCTGTTAGAGCAGTGCATTACTAACTCTATTAAGTCTGCGGTGTGACTACAAGAAAAACAAAAGAACAGACCGCTATATTTATTTATTTCTCCAGCAGGGGTTCTATGATTTGCATGGAATGGACAGAATACTACATACTCAGACTCTGCTTCTTTTTCTATATTTAAGCCAGATCCTGCGAGTACTCTTTTAATTTGGTTGGCTGTATATGAATTGGCTTCGTGCCGTCTACTCCTAGTGTCCATTCGCTTTTCTTTCTCCCTATATATATTCCGTATATGCTTAGTATAAAGTTGTATGTATTATTTTTTTCATTATAGTCTATTGTAAATTGTGGATCAATGTCAAATCTTGGAACATATCCAGATAGGCGCATTTCAGATACCAGCAGTCTGATATATTCCTGCTGTAACCTATATATGGCAGAGTCATCATTGATAACTCCGTCCAAACCAAACCTTTTGATAGGCTTGTGCTGATATGATTCCATACCGCATATTATACTGTCTTATCTTCATAATCCTTATATCTGTAGTATCCCTTGTCAAAATCAGCCTGAACTAAGAATTCACCCATAAAACCATTACGGTTCTTTCTAAATACGCATTCAATAATATCACTATTTGTACCTCGCCCAAGCGCCAATACCCAGTCAGCATCATAGGCAATCTGTCTTGACCATGCAGTTTGACCAAGGGTTGGCACGGTTTCTAGTTTAGTCACATCATCAGGGGTAGCAGAAGAAATAGCAATAATGGGAACTTCTTCTGCAATAGCCATTAACTTTAATTCACGAGATAGATTCTTCATACGAATAGTTTCATTATCAGACTTGCTATTTGGACTCATTAGTTGTAAGTAGTCAACAATAACAAAGTCTGGTTTATACTGATCAATCTTTCCACGAAGAACTAATGGTGTAATGTCCCCACCCGTATCGTTTGAGATAATATGAAATTCTGGTCTTCCTTTAACACTCTTTGTGTGCCATGACTTTAGCATATCCATCTCTACTTGTCCCGCACTTAATTTACGATGAGACCAGACACCCTCACCCATGATTGCAAATACACGATTACGTACTTCAACCTCAGACATTTCAAGACTTATGATCATTGGGCTACGACCCTGTTTCCAGGCCTGTACAGCGAAATAGAGAGACAACCAAGACTTTCCTATGCCTGGATATGCCAAGAAGACTCCTAACTGTCCTGGCATGATTCCAGAAGGAAGGTAGTTATCAAATCCTGGAAGTCCAGTCTTAATACCAAGTGCGCCTGCTTCTTGTTGCTTCTTAAGATTTTCAAAGTATGCAACAGCAGAGTCAAGATCTGTTACATCGATATCACGAATGGCTGCTGTATTTTTTCTAAGTTCTGCAGTCTTACTAATCAAAGTTTCAAGAGCCTCTACCCCAAGGCCACCCTGAACATCTGTAGCAGCAGATCTTAAAATATCCTTAAGACTATTAACAAGATACTCTGCCTGTAATTCCTCAAGGTGATGTTTAGTTGATCCAATACCATCAGCAATTTCAAAATCTCTAAACTTTTCAACAACCAACTCTACAGGCGGAACTGTAGAATTGTGTTCATAATATTTTCTAATGAATTGCCAAACATCTAGATGTGTTTTTAATATACCCTCAACATTTGCCTGAAGCATAACATGGGCTTGTTTATCTTTAAGAACTGCTGAAATTAACTTTGATTCTGAGTTATTCACTTAGCCATTCCTTCGCCTTTTGTCTACGCTCATGTCTATCCTTCAAATCTTTTTCTTGTTCTTGTATTCTTTCAAGTATATCATGTGCTATATATGCAAAATGATTCCATGTGGGGTTTTCTGTAACCTCAAAATAATATTCTATTAACTCGTAGCATTGATCTAAACCATATGACTCAATAAGGGCATCTGCAGACCACTGTTCAATCCACTTATTATATTGTGGCTTCTGTCCTAGTTTAAACTTATAGTGTTTATCAAACCTACTTAACAGAGCCAATCGCTTCTGTTTGTCGGTCATACTATTCGCTTTCTGCTAGTTCAACTTTCGCTTCTGCTATTTTTTCAGTTAGTTTATCTTCAACGAATTTATACACACGCTCAAATGCTTGATCTGTATTTTCTCCGTCACGCTTTGAATCTACAACACCCAGGTCCAGTCTCAATGACTGAAAATTACCAAGGTTAAGTGTATAGCCTAGCGTTACTGATACTTTTGTTTCTTCCATTTCATACCCTTCTATTAGATCGACTCTGTCCAAATTGGAATGAATCTTCCATCTTCGGTCTTCGTATATGTTAGTATACCATCTCCCATTCGTCTAGTCAACTCAGCCTTAGTGGGAGTAATATCGTTTGTTATTAAATTATCTTTTCTTGGTCTGCCAATATGATACGTAGCCAGTATATCACGAATCTCTCTAACTTGCGACTCAGAGTAATATGATCTAACTTGCCATCCTCTTGCCCCGCCTTTTTGTGAGCCTGTTGGAAATGGAATTACTCCACGCTTCATTAGTGAAGGCATATACTTTTTATGTCTATTGACTAAATCAGCAGTCTCTCCTACAGTATATGCTCGTTCTCTTTTATTTTTAAAATCATTTATTAGGCAACTCTCTAACTGATCTTTATTAATGTTATATATTGACATTATGCCATTTGATCTGTTATAATGCACGATTCTAACAAGATCTTTATTTAAAAACCAAACCTTTTTGTTGCCAGGAATTACAGGGGCGAGATTGTATTCTTCGCTCGTTCTATTTCCTTTTTTAGTAGCCATCTACCTTCCTCCGAATCAGACGGCGGATGAAAAAACTTTCTTGATCCACACATTAAACAATATATTTCTAAATGGGACACAGAATTGTAAACTCTGTCTACAAGCATTTGTCGAAAACATTTTTTGCATTTTATCATTAAAGCGGTATGCCAATGACTAAGATATTAACTGCTACTGATAAATTTCCAGTCTCGTTAAATCTTACTAACCCTTCTACTCGTGATGTTCCAACGCTTTTTAAAACTACTGAAACATTTTCTCCTGCTGGAGTTTGACCTATATTTTCTGCAGTAGCCACTGCTATTGGACGAAACTTAAATTCTGCTGGATACACATATTCAAAAGGCTCTTCGTCACCAATATTCTTTGATGAGTTAGTTACAACCATTTTATATGCACCTATAATTCTTGCCTCAGAAGCCTTGACAGATTGACGATCTGCTCCTGGAACATCTATCGTTACATATTTAGATGATGATGGCGATATTTGTTGTGCCACATCATTGATAGCATTAGCCATTTCAAATATATAATTTACATCTAACGGTTGGCCTCTTTCGGGCAAGGGTATTCTTGACATTATTCCTCCTGGATAATTATACCAAACTTATACTATCAGTATAGATTGTATTAGAGTCTTTTCTTTCTTTAAAAATTCCGCCTATTTGAACAGCAATATACGCTATTGAAGTTCCTTGATTTATAATAGAATAATTATTTGATGTTGAAGAGCCGTGGTATGTGTAGTTTGTTTGATCGTCATATTTAACAAAAATATCATATGATGAAACGTCTTGTGCTCCAGCCCAAGCGACCATAATTATAGACCCTACTTTTTGAATAACTCCCTCAACTAAGGTTAGTTCTTTTCCTATAACTTTATATATAGGAGACCAGTGCGAGTATCTGTTTTTATCTTGAGATGCAATTCTATATCTAACTAAATACTCTCTATTTTTACCTGCTGGAGGCAATGATGCCTTTGGAATAATAACTTTTTTAATTCCTTGATCAGCCATTATTTACTCCAAGAGCAAACCTAAATTCTATATAACTTGTGCTGTTTGCAGACTTAATAATTGTTTCAGCGTCATTATTTTTGATAACTGTATAGCCAACAAGTCCGTAAAGTGGGTTTATAGATGTAACATTTTCCAATCTTATTGCATCAAAACATACATAGAAATCATCAGAGATATTATTATCTTTAATTACAGTTGTATAAACCTTTACAGTATTTACTGCACTCCAGTCAAAGCCAGTTGTGCTCTTTCTTAAATCTTGTAGTTCTTTTGTTATAACTAAGTATCTGTTAGTAGCGAAATCATAACTATCTAAAATTACTTCCAATCTTGCCCACTGACCAGTTCCATATGTATCGCTATCAGAAAACTCTATAAGAATATAAACTTTGTCTGGATTTATTGGAGAAATGTCTGCTTTATTTTTGTTGACTACAGAAAACGCTAGTTTCATTTGATCTGTTGGAGCATTTTTATTTAATGCCATAGATGTTCCAGTTATGCCAATATAATTACTTCCAGTATTTGCCTTTAGCCTTGTTACTCCATCTACTACCTCAGTTGAAATATTAGACATAGATCCATTAGTAATTACTATATTATTTAAAAATCTGCATCTTTCATATCTTGCTACCCGCTCTGGGTTAGTAAAAATTCTATTATTAGCATTTGTTTGAAATGCCATGATGTCATTTTCTTCAGCATCTTTAACATAAATCTCACCGCTAGATCCGTCTGTATCGAGTGGCGCATATTTAGAAACTAAAGATATCTGATTATTATATTTCCAATTCTCTGCTTCTGAAAATGAAAATAATGTTTTACTGTCATATGCCCCAGCAGTTGGATTTGCCCCAGCAGAGTAAACTCCTATTTCAGAAATCTCATACCTTTCTTCCGTAGGTAGTTCTGCTGTTAGCACAACCTTTGCTGTTCCATCGTCATCCTTAACAAAGCCACGGGATGTTATTGGTACTCTAAACATCTCAAAGTCTAATGATTTTTTTTCTGAATAATCCCCGAAAGTTGCATCTGGATTAAGCGGTGTTGGCCCACATCCTACTGCAATAAATGAAGCATATGCAGGAGACTGACCCACCAAGTACTTAGCGATTATAGACTTTCCATTATTAGTTATCATAGTTATTCCACCTCATATATTGTATCACTAAGTACAATTCCCTGCTGAAGGATCTGGACTTCTACCTGCTCTTCTTTACCCATATTAATAACATTAATAATTATGTTGCCATCTACTGGGTCGCAATATACTATCTTACAATTTGGAACCTCATTGCCATCTACGACTGTATAACCAGTGCCACAGTCTGGGACCCTATCTCCAAGTTTAATTGGAAAATTTCTAAAATAAGACTCTGATGTTTTTTGTAATGCTAAAATATTTTGAGGGTTATATTGAAAAAATATAGAACTTAAATTTTTAATTGGTTTATAAATAACATCTTGTCCATTAACTAAATCACTTCTGGATATATTAATTAGTTCATGTCCACCTATATCTTCAAATACTAGGTCTGTCATTATTTCAATAGGTACAGATTCATCTGGCATCAATATTAAATCTGGGGTTGCTATCTTAACTGGCTGAACTGTTGGGCTTGGACTACCAGATAGTGGTAGTTGTGGTGTTGGATCGACCATTACATTACCTCGCTTAGATAGACGGTCATTTCAGGTCCGC